ACTGTGTCGGTTTTTTAGCAGGTTTTTGGGTTAAATAGGTAAGCAAGCGGAGATGGAACCATGGGCAGACGCGGACCACCACCGAAACCGGCGACACAAAAGATGCGAGAGCGAACTTACGCACCAGGCCGGGATGGGGTGACACCTGTTGCGGATGGTGTGATCGTCAAACCGGATAACCTCGGAGAATATGGGTCAAAGCATTGGGACAACGTCATAGGGTTCGTTGTCGAGATGGCCGGTGGCGGAGTGTGTGATACAGATTCGCTGACGGAATGTTGCCATTGTTTCCAGACGTACAGAGAGTTGCGGGAATTAGCGGCACAAGGCGAACCAGGGACAACCGAATGGAAGCGAGTGTGGGATACTGCGATGAGGCAGCATGACACATGGGCGAGATGGGCTAGCAAATTCGGATTCACGCCGGCGGATCGCGCGAGCATCAAACAACAGGTCAGCGATGATTCTGATCCACTCGAAGGCATGCTGAGCAAACCGCAATTGGCAAACATTGGATGATTGCACTGGACCACCAATCGGATATCGAGGGGTACATCAGCGGCGTGCTAGATGGCACGATCGTTGTTGGACGATATGTCCGGTTGGCGGTGCGACGTCACGTGGAAGACTTGGCAGCAAGTGAATCGGGTGATGGGTTCCCCTATTACCACGATGCCGAATGTGGCTTGCATGCGATTCGGTTTGTTGAATTATGCCCACATACACTTGGTGAATGGGCCGGGCAACCGCTGCGATTGCAGCCGTGGCAAAAGTTCATCTTGTGGTGCCTGTTCGGTTGGCGTCGTCGTGATGATGGAATGCGTCGATTCCGAAAGGGCTACATCGAAGTCGGACGGAAAAACGGCAAATCAACTCTAATGGCCGCGGTTGGATTGCTGTTGTCGTGTGCAGATCAACCATACGAGGGTGGGCCGGAGGTCTATGTCTTAGCTACCAAAGAAAAGCAAGCCCGGATTATCCACAACGAAGCGAAGCGGATGGTTCGCCGGGCACCGTACCTCAACAAGCGTGCACAAGTGACGATGTCCGCGATCATGTTTCCTCATTGCGACGGAACTTTCCAGCCGCTGGGGACGGACTCGGATCAAAGCGGATTTAATCCGCATGCGGTACTCAAAGACGAGTTGCACGGTTGGCGCGAGCGGCACCGGGAAACGCACGACCAGATGAGTACGGGCGGTGCGTCCCGTCGTCATCCGCTGGAATTGATTATCACGACAGCGGGCGATGATGACTCAGTATTGTGGCAAGAGGAGCGAGAACTGGCAGAGCGATGCGTTGAATCTGTATTGACGGGCACCGTCGTAAGCCACACTCTATTTAGTTTCGTTTGTTGCCTAGACAAAGAGGACGATGTATTCGAGTCGGCTAACTGGGTTAAGGCTAATCCTAACCTCGGAGTCTCGTGCAAGCTGGACTATCTCACCGAAAAGGCAGCAGACGCACAAGCCCAGCCCAGCGCCAAAAACCGATTCCTGCGATATCACTGTTGTTTACAGACGGGCAGCACGGAGAGGGCGATTGAGCCTAACGTGTGGGCGTCGTGTGCGAGCGATGAACTGCCAGAACCAAAATCGTGGTTCGGCGGATTCGATCTTGGTCGGTCGGATGACTTCGCGGCCATCGCGCGGGTGGGAAAGATCGGCGACGATGATAACCCGGAGTACGTGGCTCGGGTGTTGACGTACACTTGCCAGGATCGCCGGAAGGAATTACAGACGGCAGAGGTGCAAAGCTGGATCGACGAGGGATGGCTCGTTGAGCATCCAGGAAACCAAATAGACCTCGGAGCGATCGAGGAGGACATTGTCAGTTGGTCCACGGAGTGGCCTATACGGAACTGGGCATTTGATCCAACATTTGCCATGCAGATGAGCCAGAGATTGTACAATGATTACGGCATTGACGTGTTCAAATTCAATCAGACGGTAATCAGTTACAACGAGCCGCTCCATAAATTCACGACAGCGGTTAAAGCTGGGCGAGTGATTCACTCGGGGGAGGCTTGTTTGGCATGGCAAGCCAGGAATTTGACGATTAAGAAAAACGCGGGTGACTTATGGATGCCTGATAAGTCGCATCCTATCAACAAAATAGACGCAATGGTTTCCGTGCTAATGGCGTTTGCGGGGTGCGTATTTGAACCGGTTGAGCCGGACTTTTGGGTTTCTGCACTGGAGTAAGCAAATGTTCAATTGGTTCAGAAGCATATTCAACCGGGAGACAAAAACCCGCTCGGGTGATGTGGGCGTTCGGATCTGGCCGCGGTCTGATTCGGGTATTCCGGTTACGCACGAATCCGCTTTGAAATTCTCCGCTGTATGGGCATGTGTCCGCGTTATCTCCGAGGCTATTTCGCAGATGGAATGGTCCGAATTCGGGCAAAGCGAGAATGGCAAACGGCGAATAAACGGCCCATTAGATACGCTGTTGAACAAGCGTCCTAACTCCGAGATGACGGCGTTCACCTTCCGCGAGACGCTGCTATCTCATGCGTTGACATGGGGAAACGGTTACGCAGAGATTGAGCGGAATATGCAGGGCACCCCGATTGCTCTGTGGCCACTATCCCCGGAAGTGATGCGGGTAAAGCGTGACGAAGATGGCCAAATATATTACGAATATGGCAACAGTGCGACGTTGCTACCGTCGCAAGTATTCCATCTTCGCGGACTTGGATACGATGGCCTGACTGGTTACAGCGTAGTAGCGATGGCAGCCCAATCGATCGGATTGGGACTAGTTCAGGAGCGTGCGGGGGCTGCATTCTGGAAAAACGGTGCACGACCGGGCGGCATTCTTACACCCGATGGGACGATGTCACGCGAAGCACGGCAACAACTGGAAGCGGAGTGGAATGCGAATTACGGCGGCGGCCAGAACCAGAATAAGACGGTCGCCCTGTCTCACGCGGTGAAGTACACAGCCATTTCAATCCCGAATGAGGACGCCCAATTCCTGGACTCGCGAAAATTCAGCGTCGATGACATCGCGCGATGGTATCGAGTGCCGCCCCATAAGGTCGGTAGCTTGGACCGGGCGACGTTTTCAAATATCGAGCATCAGGGAATCGAATTCGTCACCGATACGCTCGTCCCCTGGGCGATGCGGCTTGAGCAGGAAGCGGACACCAAGCTACTTGCAACGCATGCCCGGGCATCGAGGCGATTCACCAAGCTGAGCGTTAATAGCCTAATGCGTGGTGATTCGGTGGCACGTGCGGAATTCTATACCAAGATGCGAGACTTGGGAGCGTTGTCGGTCAACGATATACTCGAGGCGGAGGATCGCAACACGATCGGCGACGATGGTGACGTGCGACTTGTCCCGCTGAATATGGTCCCATTGGATCAGATCGGAACGGAAGAGCTAATTCCGATTGAAGAGACAACGGAAGAGATTACAACCGAAACACCCTCGGCAGCTTTGCAAACGGCGATTAGCGCCGCGGTTGGGCGGATCGTGACACGCGAGCAGAATCTACTCAAGAGCTACGGAAAGAATACATTTGCATCCAAGGTTGAGAAATTCTACGCAGGACATCCAGCCTACATTCAGTCCGAGTTAGCGCCGCTGTTGGCGATCGGAGGTTGCGATGTCCCATCTGAATGGGTGGAGGAATACTGCGAGCAGCAACGGAAGTGTATCGCACAGTGCGGAGTCGCTGCTGACGCTAGCAATCTATGGGAAACGTGGGACGGGGAATCATGGGTGACTAGGCAAGCCGCATCTGTAATTCGGGCGGCCCAAAATGGAAAGGTGGCGGCATGACAATTAGGGATACCACGAAACGAGCGGCGATACTCGGGCGGCAATTCGGCAACATGGGCATGTCGGCGGGTGCTGCGATGGCAGTAGCACGAGCGGAACACCGGCCAGATACCGCATCTGACATAGATGGTGCAGAAATTAGAATCTATACCGCGTTGGGTGATGACTGGTTTGGATTCACATCTGAGGACATGAACGCAGCCTTAACTGAACTCGACGGGCAAGATGTGACGTTGCGCATCAACAGCCCAGGCGGAAACGTCTGGGACGCAGTCGCGATGTACAACATGCTCAACGACTACCCCGGCAATGTGACAGCAATTATCGACGGGGAAGCCAGCTCGGCGGCCTCGTTCTTTCCGATGGCGGCTGATCGAATCGAGATGGCTGGCAACGGCATGATGATGATTCATAACGCTTGGGTTCTGGCGGTGGGCAATTCGAGCGAGTTGCGCGACGTGGCGACGGTGTTAGAAAAGGTGGATGGATTGATATCGTCAACGTACGCGGCAAGGAGCGGGCGAGATCAAGAGGAATTCGCCACGTTGATGGCAGCGGAAACATTCCTTACGCCAGATGAGGCGTTGGGGCTGGGGCTGATCGATCACGTGAGACCGCTCAAAGGGAAGAGTGAAGCGGCTGCCCGGATAAATCACGCCGACAGCGAATTGGCTAAAATGGCAGTCGCTGCGATGAGGTTTTAGTTGACAGCAGCGATAGAGTAGGTAGAATTCCAGGCACGACCTAACCTTCAGCTTGCTGTGGGTGCCAGGTTGCAACAAGACAATCACATCAGACCCCTCGGCTTGCCGTTGGATCACGTGACGAAGCGGCGGAGCAATCCGCACGTTATCCGTACGTAACCAGCAACAAAGCCAAGGGGTTTCTTTTTTGGCGAGTTGCGTATCTGGAGGCCCAACAATGGACCGATTAACCAACTTGCGAGAGCGTTTGGTCGAGTGCCAAGCTGACGCACAAACGATTGTTGACGCGGCGAAAAACGAAACCCGCGACATGACCGCGGACGAAGCTGCGACCGTGAAAAAGAAGGTTTCCGAATTCTCGGAAATCAAAGCACAGATTGAAGCCGAGACAGCGGTTGCGGATATGTCCGTTGTCCTGTCTCAATCCGCTGGACGATCTGTTCCAGCTCAGCCGCCAGCTGTGCAAAATGGTGAGAGTGGCGACGTTACCCGATCGCCAGCAGTGGCACGAGATCCTGAAGCAGCCAAGAGGCAAGGATTTAATCACTTCGGCGAATTCGCTGCGAGTGTGCGAGCTGCTAACCCGCAAAACGGCGCAGGATTCCAGGTGGATCAGCGTCTGGCCTTCGCCAATGCCCCGACAACGGTCGGATCAGAAGGCGTGGGCGCCGATGGTGGCTTCGCTGTTCCGGATACATTCCGCGATGAGATTATGTCGTTCTACAACGACGAAGCATCGCTGTTTTCAATGACGGACCAGCAGCAAACCAGCGGTAACACGTTTTGTGTGCCGATCGACGAAACCACTCCTTGGCAGACAACCGGCGGCGTGCTGGCCTACTGGGATGGTGAAAACGACCAGTTGACACAAAGCAAGCCGAGTTTGCGTGACGGTCAATTGAGACTCAACAAGCTGACCGCTCTTGTGCCGGTGACCAATGAGCTACTCGAAGACGCCCCGGCAATGTCCGGTTATGTCCCCCGCAAAGCTGGGCAAAAAATGGCGTTCAAGAGTGACTTGGCGATTGTTCAGGGTTCAGGTTCTGGACAACCGTTGGGCATCATCAATTCGGGTTGTTTGGTTTCCGTAGCCAAAGAAGGTTCGCAAGTTGCGGACACGATTACCGGATTGAACATCACTAAAATGTACAGCCGGATGTACGCACCGTGGAGACGTTCGGCGGTGTGGTTGATCAACCAGGACATCGAGCCCCAGCTCTTGCATCTGATGAAAATCGGCAAGTTGGAGACGGGCGGAAATGACACCGGATGGGGTAGCACTGTTCCCCACTACGATCCGGTGACCGATACCCTGATGGGCCGGCCGATCATTCGGACACAGGCTTGCGAAACGCTGGGCGACAAGGGCGATATTATCTTCGCAAACATGCCCATGTACTTGACTGTGGTCAAGTCGTCCGGCGTGCGTTCCGAAGTCTCGATGCACCTGTGGTTTGATTACGATACCACGGCATTCCGATTTATCTTCCGCCAAGCTGGTCAGCCGTGGCTAACGACGACGATGGCAGCACGAGATGGTTCGGCTACCTATTCGGCATTCGTTACTCTCGACGCCCGCGCATAAGCGGTTTTCCTAACCAACTACCTCCACACGGAGAAATAACATGGCCAATCGAATGGCATCTGAAGTGGTAGCGGTTCTCGGGACAATCGATCCCGATGTAACCGTTGCAAGTACTGTCGTCAGCGACTACGTCGACTCAGCTGACTTTGAATCGATCATGGGTATTGTCATGGCTGGCACCCTCGGAACATCCGCAACGGTCGATGCTAAGCTGCGGCAAGCCACCGATAGCTCGGGCACTGGAGTAAAAGACATCACCGGTGCAGCTATCACGCAACTGACAGACGCCGGCACGGACAGTGACAAGCAGGCGATCATTGAACTGCGTCCAGAAGATCTGGACTTGGACGGTGGATTCCAGTTTGTTTGCTTGTCGATCACGGTAGCCGTGGCGACGAGTGACGTTGCTGGAATCGTGTTGGGCGTGCATCCTCGGGTCGGCCCAGCTAGTGACAATGATCTAGCGTCGGTCGACGAAATCGTGACCACGTAATAAATGAGGCAGGGGCGGGACGTGTGGGAACTTCGTCCCGCCCCCTACTCTCATGGAGATCAAATATGGTTACGGTTGAATTTCAACGGGACACTGACGAGGCAAAAGAGGGTGCGGAATTCAAGGCGGGTGCCATCGTCGTCATGAGTGATGCCAGCGCCTCGCGATGGATTCGACGTGGAGCGGCGATCGAAGTCGAATCACAAGAGGCCCCGAAGCGTAAACGACGAAAGAAACCGGCAGAACCAATCCAATCGGACGAGGTGACTGATGGCGAATCGAGTGAGCCTACTGCGGAGTAGCGTCGAGGTCAGCACAGCCCCGACGATATACCCGGTCGGGCTGGGCGAATTAAAAGACCACCTACGCATCGTGCATGATGCGGACGACGATCAACTACGAATCGCGATCAAGGAAGCCACCGAAGCGTTGGAAGTGGAAACACGCCGGCGTTTTATCAATGCGACTTTGGTTGAGCGTTACGACGATTGGCCGCTGGGGGTGACGTTTAGTGTTTGCCTGTCTCGTGCACCGTTGGTATCGGTTTCGTCGATCACGTACGTTGACACTGACGGCAATTCGCAAACGTGGGCATCGACAAATTACACAGCGGACATCTACAGCGAACCGCCACGGATCGAAGTCGAATGGGACAAGACGGTCCCAGCGTTGCGACAAGAACACAACACCGTCGCGATTACTTACGTGTGTGGTTACGGTGCAGCTGCAGCGACAACACCTGAACGGGCGAAACGAGCGATCAAGCTTTACGCCGGTGCGGTGTACGACAATCGCGACATGACCCCGGCGGAGGTATTCGGCTGGAATGCGGCAACATCCTCATTATCTTGGGGAAGCTTATGAGGCGATCTTACAACGTCAACGGGCAACGGCATCGGGTGGATGTGTACCTGCCAAGCACAACCGTAGACAGCAGGGGGCATCGGACTGGCGCCGATACGCTGAAGATTGAAAGTGTCCCGGCTGAGATCGAAACGCTATCTGGTCGTCAGCTTGAGTTGTCCCGTCAAGTGGTGAGCAACGCAACACATCGAGTCAAGCTGCGTTACGTGGGATTCGATTTGACAACCAAACACTATCTGAAGTTTGGAAGTCGGACGTTGCATATCGGATACATCGAAGACGCGGAGAACATCGGACGCGAATTCACGTTGATTTGCGGAGAGGATGTTTAATGGCCGACACCGCCGAGGATCTACGCACGTTTCTGCTGGCTGACGCAACGATTCTGGCGACGGTTAGTACTCGATGCGGACAGGTGCGAGCGATGCAAGATTGGGCTGAGCCGTTTCTATTGTTCTTTCGGACGGGCACCGATGGAGATACAGAGCGGACATTAAATCAGTCGGTTGGAACAAAGCCATTTCGCGAATTCTTCGACTTGGAATGCGTCAGCGACAATCTCGACGAAGCAGCGGATTTAGCGGAGCGGATCAAAACATACGCGGACCAATTCAGCGGGACGTTTGGCGGGACAACGATTCAAGGGATGTTTGTAACGGATCACGATGACGATTATCAACCTCGGGGAATATCTGACGACGAGGCACAGTTTGTAAATGCGTTGCGGGTTGAATTGATAGGGGTCGCCTAATGCCTAGCATGACCGTCACCGGAGACAAAGAGTTAAACCGGAAGCTTCAGGCACTCAAAGGCCCAAAACAAAAGCAAGCTGTACGGAAAGCTTCCCGTGAATCACTCAAGGCCACTTTAGTATCGTCAGTGAATCGAGCGGCACCAAGACGGACTGGTTTGCTTTCAAGATCGGTAAAAGTTCGTGCACTGAAACGAAGCAGGACGCAGGTTGGTGCTCGCGTCACGGTTGGCGATGGGTTGTTTAAGGGCGAAACGTTCTACGCAGGGTTTATAGAATTAGGCAGGAAAACTGGCAAGCGTGGCTCATCGAATCGGCGGACGATATCGCCGAACGACTTTATACGACGGACAGCGAAACGGAAACGGCAGAGCGTGTTGGCTGATTACCGCCAGCGGCTAAAACATTTAATCACGCAACTGGCACGAGAGGGTTAATCGATGGCAGACAAAACAATCGGCAATGGCATTTTGCTCAAGTACGACGAGGACGGAAACGCCACGGCCCATACGACCATCGGCGAGATTATCAACGTAACTCCGCCAACGATATCGCGAGAAGATATCGACATTACTACGACGGATAGCACGTTTGACGAGACGATCGCGAGCATCCCGAATTACGGTGAAATGTCATTTGATCAGGTGTGGGACCCAAACGATACCAATCACGAATTGATCGAGACGGGTTTCGACAACGCGGTAGCGGCCAGGCTTTACCAGTGGCAGATTGTTTATCCCGTGGTGGCGGCTGCCGTGACGGACACATTCACCGGATACGTTAAGTCCATCGGCCCACAATCGATCGGCCCGAAGGACAGCATCAAGCGAACGGTTATCGTTAAACTAACCAGTGCAATTACGAGAGCATAAACAGAGGTACGGGGTGACATGTTAACGGCGCAAGAGATACGCGATTCAATCGCAAGTTCAGAACCACTAAAGCCAACCAAAGAGTCAGCGTGGGGCGGTGACGTTTGCGTTATGCGAATGACAGCTGACCAACGGGACGGCCTTGATTTAGCTTGGCGGAAGGAGATCGACGAAACGAAGGGCGTTGGCTATCGTGCGTTCGTGGTCGCCTGGTGTCTATGCGATGAGGAGAACCGCCCGCTGTTTCGTGATTCAGATGGTGACCGAAACCACGAGGAGATGTGGGGACAGTTGCGATTAGAAAATGCGGCGTTGGTGGATCGCCTATTCGAGACGGCGGCCAAGCTCAACGGCATCCTCCCTGAGGATGAAGACGCGGCGGTGAATGCAGCGGCAAAAAACTAATTGAGCATCCTGAGCGTCTATGGCAATGGCGTGTTGCGTTGTCACTCGGGATGCTACGGAGTCGGTTCATGGATACGACATCGGCGGAAGAGTACACCGAATTGCGTGCGGTATCCATGCTTGAAAAGATCGGGTTGGAACGTGGCGACATGCAAGCGATGGCGATATGCCAGTCAATGGGCGCCGAGTTTGAGGGCAACCTATTCGCGTATGAAGTAGAATCAGTACGGACATTAGACGAAGAACTATCCGCATTATCGGGCAGTGTGATACATGGCAATCCTGACAAACCTTGACGTTGTCTTAGGTGCCAAGACAGGCAAATTTGACGCGGGCATGACACGTGCACAGGGCAAGACAAAAGCCTTCACTGCATCCGCGAATGGTGCATCGGTGGCGTTGGCAGGTATGGCCAGGGCCGCGATTATTCCGCTTGCTGGATTGCTCTCATTAGGTGCGGCGTTGCGGTTCGTTAGCAATGAAGCTGCCTCTTTGGATAAGCTGGCTAAGGCGTCAACCCGACTGGGGATCACTGTCGAGAAGTTGTCAGCGTTGCGGTTCACGGCTGGTCAAACCGGAGTGGAAGCGGCAACTCTCGACATGGCATTGCAACGCATGGTCCGTAGGATTGCGGAAGCGGCAGCAGGAACAGGGGAGGCCGTCAAGGCACTCGATGAACTCGGGATATCCGCACAGCAACTCAACCAACTGTCGCCAGATGAGCAGTTCGCAATGATCGCTGACGCTATGTCAAAGGTTGAAAAGCAATCGGATAAAGTCCGGCTGGCTATGAAGCTGTTTGATTCCGAAGGTGTCGCACTAGTCAACACATTGTCTATCGGAAGTGCAGGGCTAGAGGAATTCGAGAAGCGGGCCCAAGATGCCGGTGCTGTAATATCCACAGACCTGACTAAGGCCGCCGAAGAGTACAACGATACGATGGACGTGTCGATCAAAAAGATTAAAGCGTTCTTCCGTCCTGGCACAGTTGATGCCATGTCATTTAGTGTCGCCGTTCTAGACCTCATTCATAACACGAAAGAACTCGATAGGGCGTTGGCCGTCGAGAAGAATAACAAAGCACTTGATGCCCGGCGAGAAAAGTACGAAGCCGAAGAAAAGCAACTCAAGTTGCTGAAGAGGACATACCACGACATATCCGAATTACAAGGTAAGTTGGATCGTGGTGGATTCCCTGCATCAGCGACGGAGGAATTCAAAAACCAACTTGCACACAACAAGGAACTAGCGCGAGATCAGCGGGAGCAAATGGGCATCACTGGTGGGGCAAGCGTGACGGGAGCAGGTGCGGCCGGTGGAAGCGTATTAGACAGTTTCGCCAAGGCACTTGCTGGACATGCACAAGGAATAATTGGCGTTGGATCACAAGCCAGGCGAGGGATGTTTGCCGGTGGCATGGCGTCTGTTGATGCTGGCAATGCAGAACGCCAGGCACAGCACAGACGGCTTAGGGAATCGAACATGCTACCGGGTGCGGTGTCTGGTGCTGCCGGATTGGATCAGGCTCGTGCGAACAGAGACGCCAAGAGCATAGCCGACCCGCAGCTCAAGGCGACGAATCTAGTTGTTGACGCGGCCAAGGAAGGCAATTCGATCTTGGAGCGGATGGAGCAGGTTTTGATTGAGAAACTATCCAGCGTAACACTGGCGAGGTGATAGCGTGGCGACACTTTTGGGACCAAAAACCGGAACGCTACGGCACAACGAGACGGCCGGCGAGGATGGCATTACGCGGACAGCATCGCAAACGTACATCGTAGAGGCTTCTGCCGTATCGGAGACTGCCGCGACAATCCTCGCTGTATCTGGCTTGCCTTTTTGGGGTTCGGTATTCGCGGATGATGTCCGGTTGTCGGTCAAGAGACGATCTCCCAGTAGAACAGCGAAGTCGCTGATATGGTACGTGGCGATCGAGTGGAGTAGCTCGACAAAGAAACGGGAAGAGGACGAGGAAGAGGATCAGCCCGCAATTCAGCGGAAGCCATTGATCAGCATTGATTCGGAAGTAATCAAACGTCCCTTTGTTTCGGATGCGTTTACCGATCAATCAATCACAGCAAGCAACGGACAAGAGTTCCTCTCGACGCCGTTGAAAGATGCCTACGTGACTGTCATAAACTTCGTGCGATACGAGGCAGCGTTTCCTTTGGCGAGGGCTATCGCATACCAGGGGACCGTCAATCTCTTGCCCGTGACGATCGGCGGGATAGAGCACGGAAACCGCGAAGTCCTGATATCACGAATCACGTCCGATTCAGGATCAGAGATCGACGGCGAATGGGTGTATTCCGCGCGGTACACATTCAAGATATGGCCGACTGCCGTAGACGCCAACAGTAACGGTGGATGGATGCGTGACTTCCTGGATCAGGGCACGTTCTATCTGGACAACAACGACGCGGTGTTACATTTTGTCGACGACTACGGCAACCCACGCACAGGCAATCTCGACTTGGACGGTGGCAAACTAGATGACACGTCACCCCCGTTATTCATCTGGCGGCATGAACACCGGTTAGTTGATTTTTCTCCGCTGGCATTGGTATAGGATTTAACATGGCGAATGAAATTACAGTCACAGCAAAACTAGAATGCACAAACGGAAACCTCCAGACGACGGTGCGGCCGAACGCTCAGAAATTCGATCAGACGGCAGTCGGGGCATACGATGCGGTTCACAGCATCGCAACGGCAGAGGAAAACGTTACGACGTTCCAGGATTTAACGACAGAGGGGTGGTGCTACCTTCGCAACCTGGACGCCACTAACTACTGCCAGGTTGGATTCTCGACGGGAGTCTACGGGATGCGGCTAGAGGCTGGCGAATCGGCGTTGTTTCGATGTGAGCCAGCGGTGACGCTCTATTTGAAATCCAATACAGCGGCTTGTAATGTCCGCATCGTCGTGCTGGAGGATTAGTCAGTGCCGTTTGGATTCAACCAAGCCGATACGAATTCGATACTGGAGCTAATCGACAAGACTGGCGATCAGCAGATTGCGTCTAGGCGATCACCATTGGTTCGTTCGTCCGGTGTCTGGATGATGGAAGCGACGACCGCGATCACTGCGGCGACCACAACGATACCCGGAACCGGAACCGCTAAACTGAAGTGGCGGAATTTGGATACGGGCACGTTCGGGGACTGGAAGCCGAACGGGGTAATCGTCACGCAAACCGTTTACACAATGACGGTACCGGTTGCCAGCGGTTGGTTATTCCAAGGGATCCAAGACAACTTTGGCACCATCTACGTTGACCGAATTCT